CCACTCGTCGGCCTGCCGGAAATAGGCCTCGAATGCCTCGCGGAGAGAGTGAGAGGTTGCCGGTTCCAGCCCTTCGGGGATTGTCAGGGCGAGCGGTTGCGATTTGCCTTCGGGGGGAAGGACTTCGATGATGTCGGTGTGAGTGTTCATAGTGTGGTGCCTCGTTTGAGGCGACCACAAGAAAAGCATGCCTTGCACTTTTGCAAGCTCCACTTTGCGTAAAATTGCAGCATCATGCTGCGATTTGCGGGATTTGACGGTCAAGCACCTTCGCCTGACACGCTCATCGACCATCCGCCAGAGTCGATGCGATGCCTGACGTTCTTGACGAGCCATTCACCGTTCACGCCTTCTCGGAAGCCGGTCAAGTTGACCTTCCCACCGGCAACGATGTCGAGCCGCCCAGGAAGCGTCAGCTCGAAAGAACGTGTGCCGCGAGCGATGCGTTTCGCCGTCGTCTTTGCGATGGCTTCCGCTTCTTCCTCGTTAGATGCCACGGTCGATGGCGTGAACGTGTTCTCGTCGAGCGAAAGCCAATCGGTATCGGAAAACTGCCCAGCGCTTTTTGACTTCGCGATGTCAGCCTCGACGTTCTTGGACTCGCCGGTCTCGTAGTCGTGGAAGCGAACCTTCACCTTCTTCAATCCCTCGGCTTTTCCGCCGCTCGACACGCGCCAGCTCGTGCATTGCTGCTTTGTGAGCGTGGCAGTCAGTGAGGTGCCGCCTGTGCCTGTGCCCGAGCCTTCTTCGGCAACGACCATTTTGCCCTGGGTAAATTTCAGGAAGCCACCATAGCGCCGCACGAGCCGCAAAAGGAAGTTCGTGTCACTCTCATCGACTTGTTGCGCGTTGGTGATCGTGATGGATGCCAGCGCGGAATCAATCGCCGCTGTGACACCGAGCTTGCTTGCGATGCTTTGCGAGATCTCGCCAAGCGTGGTGTCTTCCCATGACTGCGACTTGCGTGCCGTTGCGCTCTTGCCGCTGGCGTCAACAAAAGGTGCGGCACTGCCACTCACGGTCAGTTGATCTGGCGGGCCGCTTATTTCAGCCTCGTCGATTGAATAGGTGCCAACCTTCTGGAGCGCTCCGTTGTATCCAGCAGCAAGTTCGATCTTCGCGCCCTTCTTCGGCACAGCGAGCCGGTTGTCAGCGTCGTGCAACGTGACGGTGAACGAGTCGGATTTTTCTTCAACTCCATCTGTCCACTCCATTTGAACAAGCCGCTTCGAGACATCGGAAGTGATGTCCTGGCCGGAAACGAGAAGGCGGAAGGATGGTGTCACGAGAACAGCTGAATGCGGTCGGTCGGTTCTGACGTCGGCGCGTCTGGCAACGTGATTGTCAAGCCAGCCGAAAGCACTGGCCCGCTGTCAGCAAGTCCGCGATTGGACTCAAGCACAAGTTCAACGAGTCCGTTGTCCTGGCGGCCGTAAAAGCGGTTCACGATCTCATCGAGCACGTCGCCGGTTCGGGTCTGGTAGGTTGCTGCCATAGGTCATCCAAAAAGTTGAGCGATGCGACTGACGTTGCCAAGCGCGGAGCCGATGGCGCTCATCATGTCGCCGTATTTTTTGAGCTGTAGATTGAACGTCATTCGGCGCGGCGTGCCGTCCACAAAATGAATGTCTTCACCCTGTTCGATGCTTTCGATAACCCACAGCCCCATGAACAGGCCTTGGCCCGACACGAGCGGCAGTGGCTTGCCCAGGTCGCCAAGCAATCGCAGTACTTCGAGGCTGCTGCGGTCGCCAGTGAGTTCTGGGCAAAGCATGCCCGAGAGCGTGATTTTCTCCGCCGCCTTGCCGGTGAATTGCAGCGCAGGCGTAGCGCCGATGAGCTGTTGTTCCGGCCAGTTCCACCCGGTTTGTCGTGTGAGGTTTTGATACGGGACGGTGTCCAGCATGAAGGGGAAGCCCCCGAGCATCATCATCATGGCGAGGAAGGTTGTGGAATGACACCGAACGCGGCCATGTCGTAGAGGTCGCGGCTTTGCAGCTTCGACTTGACGGCCTGCCCGATGCCGTTGGCGTCGGTGCCAGGCGGAACGGTGACGTTGATTTGAAAATCCTGTTTGACGTTGTTGTTCATCGTCGCGCCGCTCTTACCTGACGCTGGCATGTTCGCAGGAGGCAAAAGCAGTTCAGCACCCGGTGATGTCGACTTCGGAATATTCGGCGACATTGAAGGAAGCATGCCATTGCGAGACAACTGCACATTGCTGTCACGAGCTTGTAAACTTTGCTGGGTCGTATCATTCAGCGAGCCGAATAACTTGCCGACAGATGAGTTGCTGGCCCAATCAGTGAAGCCTTGCCACAGCTCTTTCAGGTCGTTGATCGCCTCGGAAATCGGAATATAGACATTAGTGCGGAACCATGCGGATACGGAATCCCAGTTGCTGTAAATCGCAACGGCTGCTGCGCCTATCGCAACAGCCAGCAAGCCCCACGGGCCTGTCAAAGCGCCGACTGCGCTGCCCATAGTCCAGAGCGAAGTGCTAAGTTGCACGACGCCAGCGATGACTGGCGCAAAGTTCAACGCGACAAGGCCAGCGCCGAGATTGCCCCAGCCGCCAACAGCCTGAGCCACCCATGAAACCATGCTGGTGATTTGTGTGACGACTTGACCAATGTTGGATACAAGCGCAGGCAGCTGATTAGTGACAAAGGAACCGATGGCCGGTGCCAAGTTTTCCATGAAACTTTTTCCGGCCTCTTGAATCCATGCGGTGAGCATGGGTCCGTGCTGAGTAATGATCTGCCCGAGCTGACCCATTAAATCCGTGAACACTGGAAGCAGCGGCGCGAGTGCCTGATTTCTGAATCCTTCGAGCCTGAGCTTGAACTGATTAAACGCGGCGTCGGCTTTGTTGACGGCGTCATTTGTGTCATCGCTCAGGATGTAGCCGGTCGCTTTTGCCTCATCATAAATTCCTTTCAGTCCAGCGGCTCCCGCTTTAAGCACTGGCAACAGCTTGTAGCCAGACTTGCCAAAGATCTCGTTGGCGAGCGCTGTCTTGTTAACCGTGTCCGGCAGTCGCGCAAACGCCTCGGTGATGTGCGTGAGCTGCTGCTCCGGCTTCATCTTTTTCAGCTTTGAATAACTGACGCCAAGAGCCGCAAACGATTCTTTTGTGCCGTCGCTGCCTTCTGAAATCTTGCTTTGCAGCTTGGACAAGATCGAGCCGAGTTTCTCGGATTCGATGCCGACCGTGCCAGCGGCAAACTGCCAAGTTTGGAGCGCCTTGGTGGACATGTTCAAGCCCTCGGCTTGATCTGCCAACGCGTCACCCTGGTCAATAAATTCGGCTGTCAGATAACCAACGCCAGCGATTGAGCCACCGATCACGCCAGCGGCAACGCCCAAGCGCGTGAATGCGCCGCCGAGTTTTTCTTTTAGCCCACCGACAGCATCGCTGACACCTTTTGCGCTTGTCTTCAGTTTTGCAAAGGCATCGCCCACGCGGTTGAGTCGGCCAAGCTCTTGCTGCGTCCTGCCGATGCTTTGCGCCAGCCGAGCCTGTTCTTGTGTGAGCTGTGACGTGTCCACTCCGGCAGCTTGCAGAGATGCCGAGAGCTTCTCGATCTGCGCCGAATAGCGGGCAACAGCAGCCGTGTTGCCCTTTCCCTGGGCATCAGTAAGCCGCGATTGTGCAGATTGCAGGCGTCCGATGTCAGCCGATTGGCGCTTGAGCTTTGACAGGCTAGCCCCGAGGTCATTGACCTTGCGAGAGATGCCACCGAACACACTGCCGACCGACGACGACATTGCCGCGCCGATCTGGACTGTTGCTGAGATGTTGCGATTAGCCATGCTTCGGTTTTGGAATGAGCGTCACCCATTCCAAGAACTCGTCATGGGGCAGCTCGTCAATTTCGGAAAGAGGCCAACCGGTGTAGTTGGCTAGAAAAAGAACGCAGCGTTTCAGGTCGTCTTTTTCTTGCCACTGAAACCCGAAAGCGCGTCTTGCAGCTTAACATAGTCGGCAAGGTCGAGCGACTCGATGGTGTCCGGTGTGAGCTGCGACAGGTTCGCCAGGAGCGTGATCTCAGCTTCTGCGCCATCGCGTCCGCCAGCGCTGGCGACACGCATGTCTTTCACGGTCGGGCGGCGTAGCTCGATCTCGTTTAGAGTCGCGCCGTCGGCTTTGACAGGGTAATCGAGTTTGATGCGTGGCATGGCTTAGATTCCGATTGCGGCACGTTGAGCGGCGAGACGATCAACGCCATTCACGATGCGTTTCATGTTCAGAACGTCGATGTCGTGAAGGCGCACGCCATCGATGTCATAGGCGAACTCGCGAATGTCCATCGTCAGAGAAACGCCAGCCTTTGCGCCAGCCGTGACAGCATCCCATTCAACGCTGCGGATCGTGCCGCGCTGCGTGAATACCTCGGCTTTCACTGTGCCGTCGAGGTCTTCGAGAGCGCCACGAACAATCAGGCTGAACGTCTGGCCTTGGCCTACGCCCCACAGGCGAAGAGCCTCGGCGGCAATCTTCGACAGCTTGAAGGTTGCCTCCATCTTCTCTTGCCCCATGTCGAGCGCGACACTGGTGTCCATGCCGCCAGCGCGGAAGTCCTCAACCTGGACGGCGAGAGTTGGAGCCTGGTATTCCTCGACATTCCCGGCGAAGCCGAAACCATCGAGGAACAGGTTGAAGTTTTTACGGATTTGAGCAGCGGCAGCCATGATCGTTCAAGTGATGAGGGTTGAGGAATTAAGCGAGGATCTCGGTGATGTAGTCGTTCACCAGGATCGAACGGAAGATCACGTTCTCGGCTGGGTAAGGCGGGGTGAACTCGAAATTGAAGTAAACTTTGCCCTGCGAGATGTTTGCCGGGCTGTTGAGGTCCGGGTCAGGCCAGCACTTGCCGCCGAGCACGGCCCCGAGATTCGTCAGCGTCTTGAGGTAAGCGTTCACGCTCTCGGTGACGTCTTCGAGGTAGGTGCGCGAGATGTTGCGGTCAACGGCCCACAGGTGAGCGCGAAGGATCGAATCGTTGATGAGGTCAGCAGTGCGACGAACGGAGATGAACGCGAACTTCGGATCGGCGCTGGTCGTGCGATTACCCCACAGGCGATTTCCGTTCTGCTTGATGATGGTCGTGATGTTCGCCTCGTTCAGCAGGTTTGCTGGGCTGGTCGGATCTCCAAGGCGGAAGCCAACAGCGCGAGACGTGCCGGTGAAGCCGAGGATTTCAAGGTTCGAAGGAGACCACCAGAAGCCGCGCTCATAATCGGACTTCGCGGTTGCTCCTGCCCATGCGGCGGATGGCGCATGATCGACGCCGTCCTTCACGAGCCACGGGTCGATGATGGCGAGGCGGTCAGAACCGAACTGTGTAGCGTAGTTGATCGCGTCGGCGTCGCCGGTGTTCGGACCATCGGCAAAAGCGAAGGCGCGGAGCTTGTTGGCGCTGCTGATAAGAGCGTCGGCCACAGTCTTCTCATACGAGAACTCAGGCGCGATGAGGATGCGCGGCACGAGGCCGGTCACGCTCTCGCTGTCGAGCAGCATCTCAATGCCAGCGATGATGTTTGCCTTCGTGACTTCGGCATCGGCGTCAGCCTCCACGCGAACGACCACGATGACGGCTCCGACTTGATCGAGAATGTCGTCGAGCGCGGAAGGGATGGTGCCAGTCAAACCAGCGCGGGCAGCTTCGGCGCGGGAAGACGCCACGCGGTAAGGTGTGTCGAGCGGGAAGGACTCATCGAGGCCACCTTGCAAGCGAACGGTCGCGGAAGGTGTGACAACGCCAGAGCCACCGCTGGTCACGTCCACAAGTGCAGCGATTGCGGTGTTTGCGTCCAGTGCGGTCTTGATCGTTGCGGGCGTGCTGGTGATCTGACCCGATACGCCGGTAGCAAGATTGACCGTGATGGCCTTGTCACTCAGAGAGACGGACAAGGCGGCAGAGTTTGCGCCAGGATTACGCAGTCGGACGGAAATCGCGTTGCCTGCGATGCCTCCGGTGGCTGCGGTTATCGTCAGAGCGCTCGTGCCTGTGCCCAGTGTAACACTGGCGGCGACATCAGATTCAGCATCAGGCGCGGTGCCGACGAGGCCGATGATGGCGCTGTTTACGGTGCGGATGGGGCGTGGGCCATCCGTGATTTCGACAACTTGGACGCCATGAAGGAATTGCTCGGGCATGATGTGATTTTAGAAGGTGGGTTTCGAGTGTCTTGTGCGGTTGGTTCCGGTTACGTTTTGACAATCCAATTAAGCGCCATCGAGGGCTGCATGTTGTTGTGGGCAGTGCCTCCGCCTGTGCCGCCGACCTGCTGGCCTAGCGTTGCTGACGGCGTTCCTGTAAAGGCCGTTTGGTTGGCGTTTGAGACCGTACTGATCATGATGCCGCCAGTAATTGATGACGGTGCGGTCGCCTGAGCAAACGAAGACGTTCGGAACGGGTGGCCATGTAGCGGCATTTGCGCCTCGGTGAGCATATGATCCTCGGCTCCTACCTTTGCTCCATGCGTGCGTGCTGTAAGACCTGAGCCGGTGCCCGTGCCGATGATTGACCTGCCGCGCATGTCCGGCAAAGTAATCGTCTTGTTGGCCGTCCAGTCTGCCGAGGCTGATTCGCCTCGACCTCCTGATACCGGAGCGTCGGTGTTAGTCAGCGAGTTCCACAGCGCAACAAACAGCTCCTTGAAGTCAGCGCTGGCACGCGTTGCGGCGCTGGAGGCGCTGCCTAAGGTGTCACCGTTGAACATCAGCCAGCCGGTCGGCGCTGCGGTCAAGATCGTGGCAATGACTGTGCCTGTCATGCCTTCGGAGAGTTGGAGTGTTCGACGTTTGCTCATAAATCATTTTTGGGTCAGTCCTTCATAGACGCGGGCCATGTATTCAGCGTGCGAGTGCCAGATTTCATCGACCTGTGGAACGTATGTTCCGTGAATCGTTTCGACCTTCATCCCGGCTTTCAGGTGCAGCGACGATGGCGAGTAAAGCCGCATGGTGCTTTCGGGCGTTGGCGAGTTTGACGCGCAAGCGGTCAAGGCGAGGCCGCTCATCAGGACGAGCGCGAGCTTCGAGTTCAATGATTTCATCGGTCAGCTTTTCGAGTTCTTCGGACTGCCGCCACGCCAGCCACAAGGGGAACGCCCGCAAGGCTGCCGTAGCAGCGGTGATGAATGCGGCAATCGTGCCCATCAGACGCCGCTCTTGTTGCCGTCCTTGGCCGCGAGAAGTCCCATGCCAGCGAGCACGGCCACAACTTTGGACAGGTGCCCTTGGTATTCAGGCAGCCAGGTTTCGACGATAGTGGTCACGATAACGACTGCGCCGATGAGTGATGTTTTCCAGTTTTTGATGATGTAGTTCATGCGTTTTGTTCCTGCGGATGATTTGTGTGTCCGTCATCATGCGGTCCGCAACCACATGAACACGGTGATGTAAGGTTGAAGGTTGTTGTGGGCTTGGCTCCCTCCGGTGTTTGCTAAACTCGCGCTGCCTGGTCCGATACTATAGTCGAAGCCAACGACGCCAACGCCTCCCGCGCCACCACCCACGCCATCATCGCCACGCACCGCAGCCGTGTGCGTGTGCGCTGGCATTTCCGCCTCGGTCAAAACGTGCGTCTTTGCGCCTCCAGTCTTGTCCAGCGCGTTGAACGACGCGTCTGCTGGATCGAAGCCGACTTTGACGCGTCCAACTCCATACCGCTCCCATGTGCCGAATCCTAGCCATGTCTTAGGATCGCCAGCGCGGCGCGTTTCCAGGATTTCGCCGACTGGATAATCCCGCTTCTTCATCACAACCCACAGTGCATTTAAGTACGTTGCATTGGTGAGCAGTTCGAGGTTTGAGCGAGCAGTCTCTTTATTCGGCACGTCTGATAAATTGTTGACAGACTTCAAATAATCGTTCTCGCCAGCAGGTTCGTTCTGCACGACGAGGATCTTCGATCCGTCTGCGTAGCTCGTTGCCAGAGTGATCGTCGTCGCATTCGTCGCTGTCCAATCGCCGGGATGCAAGCGCACACCCTCGATGTAAACGGCGGAATTGTCGGTCGTGCAAATCGCCAGCGTGACGGTTGTTTGGGATGTCGCAAGAGTCTGTTCTTCTTGGATCAGTTCAACCACGACATTCACATCGGTGGCGTCTGCCCATTCGGTGTCACCATCGGCATTCGACGCCTTGCGAAGGATCTGATTGGTTGTGCCTCCCGGCAGTAGCGCAGTCAGATTGAAATTAGCATCCACCCACGAGCGCGATGCAACGATGATGCTGGTGTCCACCTGGAGCGTGATTGCGCTGGTGTTCGACACGTTCAGAATCAAGCGCACGATCATGTCGAGAGTTGCGCCTTCGGCAGCGGTCGGCTTGTAAACGGCAGGATAAGCAGCCACCGCAATGAGAGCGCCCGTGTTGTCAAAAAGGCCGATCTCGCGCACTGTCCAGCCGCCCTGATTTGCAGGAATGACAAGCTCGGCGAGCACACGCGTGTTGTTAACCGGGTCGATGTCCACGCGGTTAAGTGCAGCGGTATAGACAACGCGGGCCAGGTTCGTCCACGATGGGTTTGGCGTAACAGCGTTGCCGTTGCCATCGCCAATTTTGCCCGTCGTGATGTTCACGCTGGTATTGTTAGCGACGGCGTCGGCAATCTTGGCGAGGCCGAGTGTGGTGAGGATGGCTTCGTATGGCATGGTCAAGCTGGCGGTTCAATTTGTGCTTCCATGCCGGAGAGGGTTACACCTCCGACATAGATGAGCACGGGGTCAGTGTCGGCAAGGAAATCGGTTCCGACAAGTTCCGAGCGTGCGTTTTTTTGCAGCAACGCGATTGATGTTGCGCGTTCAATCGCGTCTTCGATCACAGCGCCACCCGCCGATTCGCCAGCACGAATTTTGAACCGCAGTCGAAACGTGTAGGCTGTGCCGGTTGCCTCGTCGATCTCGACCTCGTAGCCAAGCCGCTCAAGTGCTCGGCGTAGTGCGCCGACTGTGCCTTTCTTGCGGTGTTGGTCAATGCTGGCAGCAATGACTTGGCGCTGTGTCTCGACCGGCCAAGTCGTGCCCCACTCATCCACGCTGAGCGCCCATGCCAGCCACGGAAGAACGCTTTCGGGGCAGGTGTAAGGAGTCCAAAGCTGTTTTATTGGCACAGCCACGTCGCGCCCAGTTGCGAGCGAAAGTGCTCGTTCCTGCGGTGTTGCGTTCGGTGGCAAAAGGTCACTCATGCGGTGGCCGGTGTGATTGTGACGCCCGTGCAAAACGGCGCTTGAGCTGCGGTGCAAACGAGGTCGGCAGTGATCCCAGGTGATGCGAGCGTCACTCGCTCAACGCCACCGATGTGAAGCGCGGCATACAAGGCTGACAGCCGGATGTCAGCGCCGACCTTGTGCTGTGCGGCAACAAAAGCCGCGACGCTTGCCTCAGCGGCGGTCTTGACAAGCTCAGGGTCTGGACCGGGCAAAATGTAGATCGTGGCGATGACTGCATACTGCTGGATCGTCGCGGATTGCACCGTGACTTGATCTGTCAGCGGGCGCACGTCTTCGCCGTTGAGTACGGCCAGCACCGCACTTCTCAGATTTGTGTCGGCTGCTCCATTCCCAGCCTGAGCCAAGATTGTCACGAGCACATCGCCAGGATCAGTATCGGGCGGGCCTTGAACGCCCACGTCTTTGACGCCCTCAACTTTGAGCGCGTGATAGACATAACTGCCAATCGGACCGGCAGTGCTAAGACCTTCGAGCGAGAGCTGCGTGCGATAGCGAAGGCTGGCGTCGGTTTCGTAGGTGGCCGGAATTGGCGGAATCGCGTTTGCATCGCCAGCGTCGATGAGCTTCCGCGTCACGCCAAACAAGCCCGCCAGTTGCTCAAGGTCTGCTCCGGTCGAGTAGGCCAGCATGACGGCCCGAGCGCCATCGTTGACGCGCTGGCGAATCAACAGCTCACGATAAGCTGCGACTTCGAGGATCTTGTAAGCCGGATCAGATTCAAGTAGCGCAGTAAACGACGGGTCACGGGTCCGCAAATCGGCCAGCATCTCGGTGAAGATCGTCTCAAACGAGAGCGTCTCGACAACGTCGGGAGCCGGGAGAGTGGAAAGGTCGATGGGTGTGTAACTCATGCGGTGACAACGATGCCGTCGAGAGTGATGGGTTCGCCGGTTGGTGTATAGGTAGCCTCAAGCTCGATTTCTACGCAGCCAGCTTCTGCGGCAGTGATGCCGACACGCCGAGGCGAAATGCGCGGTTCCCAGCGTAACAGCGCCTCGATGGTTGCCGCGTAGAGTTGCGCGATAGTTCCACGGTTGAGCGGTGCGTCAACAAGCTGGAACAGCCGCGAGCCGTAGTCACGACGCATCACGCGACTTCCGAGCGGTGTCGTCAGGATGTCGCGAATCGACTGTTTCAGGTGGTCAAGGCCGGAAAGCGGCTTGCCCGTCGTGGCGCTGGTGCCTCGCATGTTGCAAGGATGCCGCCCGGCTGAGATGTGGTCTTGTGCGGTTGGTTCCGGTCGAACAGTCAGGCTTCGCGTTCACGCAAATCTCGCCTGCCAGCGGGCAAGGAACGGCGTCAATGGCCCGCCTTCCCCGTCCGCCATGCGACACTTGCAGGCCTCGGCCTTGTCGCATTCAATCCATGCACAGCCAGGCTCGTAGTGGAGGCGCGGCGTCTGCTTCTGGAGTCGGCAGACGGTCCCGGCCTCAAAATGGCTTTTGATTTGTTCCCAGGCGGTCATGGCCTTGGAGGTCGGTTGTCGATCAGCGTGCCGTGTCGCCGTGCATCCAGCACGATGCCGCATCCAGCCGCGACGTGCCCGAGGTGAAAGGCTCCGCTTTCAGGGTCGATGTCCTCGCCGTCGATGATGGCGTCGATGTGGCGCTTCATCGCTCCGAGGTAGGTCATCAGCTCGACGCGGTTCTCGCGCCAGTTCCACGGGCCATATTTTGCGGCTCCGAGAGCAAGAGCTTTGGCAGCTTCAGCGCTTAGAACTGGCGGCACAAGCTGGAGCTGCGTTTTGGCAGCTCCGGCCTGACCTTTCGGATCAGCGGTGTGTGGAGCGACAGGGTGGAGAATGATCAAACGATTTTCTGGTGGTTGTAGTTCTCTGCCTGCATGCGAGCGCGAACGGCTGCCAACGACAGCCCAAACGTGACTTGAAAATGCGGACCTTCGGGAAAGCTCTTCCAGGTTCCCGCCCACTCGATGCCGTGCTCGGCTGCGAGTTTGCCAAGCTGGCTGTAAAGATCCGCCGCCAGCGCCGGTTTGCGCTCGTCCAGATAGACGCCAGCTTGGAATAGCCCGAGGTCAATGGCGAGGCCGTAGTTGTGCCAGGACGAGCCAGGGCGGGCCTTCGTGACGATGCGACCCGGCTTTGCGCGTCCCTGGGCATACAGAGCGGCCTGTTGCTGCCACGAGCGAAGGCCGGAAATGACTTCGACCGTGACGTTGCGTTTCGCCATCAGCTCTTGAGCAGCGACGACGAACGGTTCCAGCTTGGCGCGGGCTTTCTTGTTGAGGCTCGCGAGATTTTCAAGGGTGCGTTTGGTGAACATAGGCTTTTGGCAATGATGCGGAAGCGCCGAGTTTCCGGCGAGGTTTCAAGAGTTTTTCGAGCAAGTTGACCATATCAGCCAAGGCCTGAATGCCTCGGGAAATTACGCCAAGAACGAGCAAAGCGAGGATGAAAAGGAGGATCTCGGCCATACCTTAAACAGGTTGCCCAGTATTGCCGCCGCCCGATTGCACACCGCCATGAACGTGCGTTTGAAGCGTGACGTTCCCGCCTTTGATGAGGCCGGTCGAAGTGATTTTTCCGGTGACTTCCACGTCGCCCGTGATCTTGATCTTGCTGCCTGAGAGTTCCAGCACAGCAGAGCCAACGACGACTTTTGCCTTGCCATCCTCAAACGTCACAGCGCAGTCGCCACAGGTGACACGCCACTTGCCACCGCTCGGAATGTCAATCTCGCGGGTGTTGGCTGCGGTGCCGTTCGCCGGGTTCGCTTCGGTGAAGATCGCGCCGCGCTGGATGTATCCAGCATTACCTGTGCCGCCAGGATTGATGACGCTGACTTGCTCGCCGACTTTTGGATGCCCGTTCCATTCTTTGATGTCTCCGGCCTGCGTAGTTTGCCACGGCAGCGGCGCGGTGATGTTATTCTCGCCGAAAGACACGCGAGCGCGGCCTGCGACGATGCTGTGAATGGTGCCAACGCGAATTAGGTTCGCGATGCGGCTTTGAAGGTCGGATAGTTCTGCGCTCATGTCGAATGCCGTCACCAAGGAATGTCGTCAAAATCATCAGCCTGACGAGTTTGCGCTGTCTGCTGTTGTGGAGCCGGTTGCGGCTGCGGAGCTGGTCTGTCACCATAGCCACGCTCGCCACCTTGCTGCTGCTGTCCGCTCCCCAGGAACTGCACGCCCTCGGCAATAACGCGGAGCTTGCTGCGCTTCTCGCCGGTCTGCTTGTCATTCCATGTCTGGAGTTCAAGTCGGCCATCGACGAACGCAGGTGAGCCTTTTTTGAGATATTTCGCGCACGACTCGGCAGTCTTGCCCCACAGGCCGATGTCGACAAACGTCACCTCTTCATGGATTTGACCTTGATCGTCTTTCCATTTGCGGTTCACCGCGATTGCCATGTCGGCCACTGGCGAGCCTTTCGGGGTGTAGCGAAGCTCGATGTCGCGAGTGAGATTGCCGATGAGTTGAACTTTGTTGTATGAGGCCATGTGGTGTCAGTGTGTGGGGTTAAGTGTGCGCCAGATGCTGCGACAGCGTTGCACGTTTGCAAGCTCAAAATCACTCGGCCTCGACAATCGGCGTGTGCTCATTCCCCTGCTCGCTGACATTGACCTCTTCGGGAACATCGCCATCGTCAATCCACACGTCGATGCCAAGCAAAGCGTCGTGCTCGATCTCGATGCGGCGGCACTCGTATTCAAGCGGGTCGCCTTGGAACGTGTCGCGATAAGCTCCGATGACGCGGGCAGCTCCAACTGGACAGCTCCATTTTTTACCGCGAACGAATGCCATCACCGCAGCCGCCAGATTGCGGACAGCGAGCTTCTTGCCGTCTTTGTAGCTCTCGACGGCATAGACGTTGAGCCGCAGCGTCACCTCGACTTGTTCGGCACCATTATTGTCAGGGTCGCTTGCGTCGATGTCATCCAGGTCGATCAACAGCGCAGGCGTTTTGATCTTGTCACCTGGGCGCGGGTAATAATCGACTGTGCACGTCGGGAACTGCGCGGCGAGCTGCGTCTTGAGATTGGCGTGAAGTGTGGTGAGGTTGACGGGCGAGTTCATGCGTTGAGGATCTGTTGTGAGGTTCCAGTTTCGCGTCCGCTGACTTTATCGAGTGCGGCGAAAAATTCTTCGAGCAACTTTGCCCGGACTTCATCGGGAAACTCGGCTTCGACGTAGGCCGTGCCAGCAGCTTCGATTGGCTTCTCGACTCGATCAATCGGCAAGCGAGCACGGCCACGGCGGCGAAACCAGTGCGCGTTCAGTTTGTCGTTTGTGAAGCCGCCCTTGCGCTCTTTTGCACCGAGGTATTTTGCGCTCACCGGATTCAGGCCGAACCAGACTTGTCCCGATCCAGTGAGGCGATACTTTGCCCGCGTGCGTGCTCGTGCCGCTCGATAGGGAATGCCAGCCTCGGCAGCGATGTCCTTTGCGGCCTTTCTCTCTGCCCACTTGAACGTCTTGCGTGTCGCGGTCTTGACCGCTTTCGAGATGTCCGACTCAAGCACGCCAAGCGCGATTTTAACGCGAGCCAAGTTTGAGCTGGTCAGAAACTCAATCATCCTCGTCGGTCACCTCAGTGAGCAGCACGGTTGAAAAGCCCGTGCCATCCGGCTCGATCCGCAGAACTTCAAACGTGCCGCATTTCAGCGTGATCGTGTCTTCACGTTTCAACGTCCCCAGGTCGCAATCGCGGACAACGAGGCGTTTCTGCGTGGTGTCCAGAACAGTCTCGCCGATGCTCGCATCGAAAAACGCGGCGTCGTAAATGCCCTTCACTTCGCGGTCGCCTGCGTCGGTGTTAAGAACGACAGTCTCGCCAAAGTCGGACACGAATATGTGCTGAGGATCGCGGATCATGATGCCAAGTGCTTGATAAGCATGTCGCGAATCTCTCTTCGGTCGCGGTCACATTCAGCGATTTGACTTTCCATCGCGTCGAGTCGCTCGCTGCGCTCTTTGTTGAGTTCGGTAATCAGATCTGTGTTTGAGCGCGTCAACCACCATACGGCCACACCCATAAGCAATGCGGGCAATCCATTCGATGAAAGTGCATTCAAGAGTTCGGGAGGCATGGTTTACAAGTTGTCAGATAGTTGAATGGCAGTGTTGAAGATCGCGTCGAGTTGCTGTGGCGTTTGACCGATGGCAGCACCAAGCGCAATGACGAAAGGATGATCGCGATGGACGGTTGTGCTTTGTGCGGTGCTCCACCAGATCTCGCCTTCGGGAGTTACTAAAGCGGCGGATTTAACCTGTTGGTAAAGTCCGGCTTCAAGGAGCGCAAATGCCAAGGAGCGGAAACTGACGACGACGGGCTGCGTCGGATTCTCATTCACCTGCCACCCGAGCGTGAGCGTCTTGGCCTCGTGGTCGGGCACCTCGGTGCGCGTGAGGTATTGGTTGGTCGCGATGTCTGGCTGTGGGATTTCGATGACTTGATAAACTTGCAGCGTCGAGTCGAGGCCGACAATCTCAGCGTCGTCGTCGCGAGGATAGGATGGAAGGAAGGTCTGCGTGACGGTGTTGTAGAGTCTTTTCATGCGCTGATTTTGAATTCAAATTCGAGGGCGTAGGGGGATTGGTTTGTGCTGCCGCTGATTTTTTTCATGCGATAGTAACGGAATGCCGTGGTGTTGGCGGACAGCGCGGTGATCGTCGAAGTCGTTGCTCCGCCAAGCGTGAAGGTTGATCCAATGCTCGTCCAAGTGCTGTTGTCATTTGAGCCTTCCCATTGCCAGACTCCCTGAGTCTGTGCGCCGCTTTGATAAAATTTAATTTCATTGATGACTTTAGCGGTGCTGAAATCGAATTTTAGCCATTCACCATTCGCGCACCCATTCGGCATCCAAATATTTGATGTGGCTTTATTTCCGTCCTTTAGCTGGAAGAAATTCACTGAGGCATTCATCGGGTTGCTCGCGCCCGACTGGGTTATTGTCGGGATGCCGCTGGTGCGATTGCCTGAGCCACCAGGATTCGAGTAACTGGTGGAAACAGCCACAGAATACTGGAAGGAATTTACGAGGTTCATGCGCGAGTTCCGATAATGGTTACCTTCAACCCAGCGCCAGCGATGGTGCTGCCGATCTGGTCGATGTCGATAGTGATCTCTGAATCGTCCGCCAATGCTGAGTCTGATATTACTGCTGGAACGGCTGCTGTGGTGCTGGTTTTTTCTGTGACGTCGATGGAGAGCTTGGTGCTCAGGATGGAGGTTCCGTTTTCGTTGATGTCCACGATCAACGTTGATCCCGTGGGCGCAGTGCCAACACTTGCCCGCACAGACGTAACCGTCATCGCGCAGGGCATGCGAAAAGTTAGCTTTGTGGTTCCTGCGGTAAGTGCGGTAGTTTCGTCTGAAACTGCTGCTGAATACTCAAATGGCATACCAACAAAGCTGCCACCTGCTCGATAAATGAGATTTCCTTCAATGGTTAAATTGCCAGCCGAGCTACGGGCGAGAGTCGTGTCAGAGGCATGACCAATATTTAGACTTCCGACTCCCAACGCCGTGGAGGTTGAAGCTGTGATTCCAGCAACAGGTAGGCCCGTGCAATTCGTAAGTGTTCCACTAGATGGAGTTCCAAGTGCGCCATTCTGTAAGAGTAAAGTTCCAGAGGCGTCTGGTAGAGATATGGTTTGGTTTGATGTGGCTGTTCCGTTGAGAGTTGTGCGAGTCGTTGGTGCACCAAACCCAATTGAACCTGTGCCTGTTGTTATAATTGAACCTCCATTATTGCTGGTATCAATATTTCCGCCGCCGTTGCTCGTATTAATATAGCCACCTGGATTACCATTTAATCCATCTGTTGCGTCTCCTCCATATGTGTGAATGTAACCACCATTACCTCCGCCGTAGTCACCCCCAGGATCGCCACTTGTAAAACCGTTTCCGCCATTGGTTCGGATTTCTCCACCAAATCCGCCAGACCCACCTCCTGGACCTTGTGGTGTTGGTCCACCGTCGCCACCGTATGTTAGTAAATTTCCAGCATTAGCTGTGAAAGCGCCGTTATCAGCACCAGATTGCATCCCTATTTTTGCCCTTGTCGCAACGGTTCCATCAATTGGCATCTCCAAATATGGATCAACCCAACGAATATCCGCACCTCCGAAGGCTCCTGAGTTGTTGAATTGCAACTCAGTGTCAACACCTCCAGGTGTTCCGCCGCTTCCCGCTGGCCCTTGCGGTCCTTCATTGCCAGTTGCGCCTGGCTCACCTTGCGGTCCTTGTGGACCCTGCGGACCTTCCGGCCCCGTTGGACCTTGTGGGCCCTGTGGGCCTTCTGGTCCCTGCGGGCCAATCATTGACGCATCGCTCCCAGCCGGTCCCTGTGGACCTTGTGGGCCTTGTGGACCCTGCGGGCCTTCCGGTCCCGTTGGACCTTCCGGACCCTGTGGGCCTTGGTTGTCTTGCAACTCCCAAACCGCAGCACCTTCGGTAGCATCGCTGCAAACCCACTCACGGCCGTCCTCATGCACCCAGCGTGAGCCAACACGGAAACGCATCGAGGCTCGGTCATCATCGTTGACGCTTGGTACACCAAAGTTCATGCGAACCTCGCGGACACCTGCGCCACTTTGATCAAAGAACCAAAGCCTTCCACCCTCCCAGCGTTGACGATAATCAATCGAGCAGACCTGCTCGATGCCGCCTCCAGAGCCGAGGCTGCCGTAGCTTGGATCTCCAGCGTCGATGAAGGAGCCATTCTCGAAGTCAATCGGGATGCCGCCACCGACCCCATCAGCACCGGCTGGTCCCTGCGGACCTTCTGGGCCTTGAGGCCCATCGTTGCCTATTGGACCCTGCGGCCCTTGCGGCCCCTGTGGACCTTGCGAACCTTGCGGGCCTTGTGGGCCTGCTGAGCCTCCTGGACCTTGTGGACCTGTTTGACCGATGGGGCCAATCTTGACTTCGACCAATGCGGTGCGTTTGATGATGTCAACGATCATGGTGTCAGGTCGGTGATTTGCGGAAGTAGGTTGATCGTGCCGCGAATGATCGGCGTGATGACGCCAGCCTGTGAAATTAGAACGTCAAAGTCGGCCACCTGTGCAACGGTAGCTTCGGGAATGAGCACGGCAATCAATGCGCCGTCCTCGGCATCCAGTTCGATGGCCGGTGACACTCCGATGCTGTCGGCAGTGAATAAGATCGAGCCGCTCTTCGACCTCGCGGTCATGGCTACGCGATAGCCTGTAATGTCAATAACCTCGCCAGCATCGTCTTTCAGCCGGAGCTGCAAAACAAACGTGCTGCCAATGGTGGCCTCGGTGTTGAAGATCTTACAGCTGCAGCTCATAGCCTGAAAAAGTCACGCCGCGCCCACGAATTGCGAGCGCGGCGGACTCGTTGAATTACTTCTTGTTGACGTCGTCCTTTTTTGCTTCCTTGGTCTTTTCAACCTCGGCAGCAAGAGCGACAGGAGCGACAGGAGCGACTTCGACAGCACGCTTGCGAGCGAGCAAGTCAAGAGCGACAGGACGATCAACCTCGACGGTTGCTCCTGCTTTCGTTGGCTTGCCTTCAATCAACACGTTGGATGTCAGAGTGATTTTCATTCGGGTCATGGCTTTGTTTCTAGTTCTGGTTTTAGAAAAGAAACGCCCCAGTCACCTAACTGGGGCGTCCGTCGAATTAGTCGAGCACGCCGTAGCTAAAGGCGGCAGCGCGACGGACTTCGAAGTCCACATCCTGGAAGTTGCTCACAATCACGCGGCCCTTGGTGGACTGCGTGTAAGGATCAACGATGATGTCGAGGCCGCCCCACATGCCGATGAGCAACTCGGAGAAGTCGCCAAAGAACACGTCGCCGTTGGCGATCTGGTTGGTGACTTCGGAGTCGTAACCGTTCACGCCGTTGCCTTCCCAGATGATCATCGAGGTCGAGTCACTGGAGAAGCGCTTCGTGGTCTTGAAGTAGCCCTTCATGCGTGCGTTGTGCACGTAGCGGCTAGTGGCAAGATCAAGGTTGTCGGCTTCGACTTCCGTTTCCATCGACACCAGCTCGGCCCAGGTTGGGTTTGCACCGGCAAAGCCGACGAACTGGATGCCGCTGGTATTCTTGATGCCGATTGGCGCATTGCCGGTGCCGTCACCATAGTAGCCAGCGAGGTCGATGGCCTGGCCCATGCAGGCAGCCAAGTCGCGGCGAAGGAGTGCTTCGACGTCGAGGCTGGACTGCATCAGCATCTTGCGAGTGACAGCGCCATGAGCGGCAACAGTCTTCGGCGAGAGGCTGATCTGACCAAAGGTCATGTCGCGCTGTGGTGCGCTCTCGTCTTCACCGATCCAGCCAGCGTTGGCGCTGTTGGTGAGCTGTTTCGGGATGTCGAGGTCGCCCACGAGTCCGCCGAGGATTGTGCCTAGGCGCATGATGCTGGTCTTGTTGCGGAGCAGCTCGAAGTAGGAGCTGGCAAGCAGCGTCGTCTGGACGGTCTCGCCACCGGTGCCAGTGTAGCCACTGCCGGTCTTGATGGACACGATGTCGCGGCGAGCTTCGTGAGAGAGCGGGCTGCGAAGGATGTCCACGGGGATGACGGTGCCACGAGCGCTCTTGCGGTGAGAGCGGGCAGCTTCGCAAACGTCCAGCTCGAAGGCTGCGTCTTCACGAAGACCTTTGTTCTGAGGGTCGCAAAGCGAGCGGATCAGCTTCACAAAGCTGAAAGAACGCGCTTCTTTGTCGTTCAGACCAATCGGAGTGTTGGACTCCTTGAAGGCAGCGCCACGCTTGCTGATTTCCTCAAGGGCGGCAGCGCGGAATTCATCGAGAGACTTGCCCTCGGTGACATGGCGTTCAGCAAGCTCGGCGAGCTTGAACTGTTTGCCAGCCGTCATGATGTCGGCCATGCGTTTGCGTTCAGTTTTCACAGCGTCGCTGTTGTCTTCGCCGACCTGAATGCTGCGCTGAGAAGGCGCGGCGGGCTTGTATTCGGTGACCATCCGAACGAGTTCGGCGTCAGTGATTTCTGCGGAGGTTTGGATGCCGCGAGCGGCAAGCCATGCGATCATTTGCTCTTTGTTCATAAGATTGTTTTTTCGTGTCTGAGTTGGGTTGATGATTCGGCCCACGCCAACAGACGAATCGGCGGGTGCTGAGACGATGCTGATTTCGTATGGCTCCCACTTGGTTACCAGATAAACATCATTCCCGTCGTCGCGGGTTTCTTTCAGCTTGATCTCGTTGATGCGGTAGCCAACGGACACGTTTTTCAGGATTCCGTCCTGAATATCTTGCCAGACTTCCTCGGCGTCCTCGCGCTTGGAAAAGCGAACCAACGCCCTTCCTTTGCCGGTTCCGTCGAGCCAAGCCCGTTCGATGACTCCAAGCACCTCGTCGAGGTCATGGTTGAAAAGTAGTGGTCCGCCATTGTTCAGGCGGGAAAGATCGACAGCGCCGGCCGAGTGATCGAGCACTTCGATCATGCCGTAGCGCTTTACTTCGATGTCGCTGGAAAACGACAGTTCAATGGTGCGCTTGTCTTTGTCCACGTTCTCAACGGACATGACGCGATGACCAGCGGCCCCAGGTTCAAAGCCCTCGGGCAACTTACCAATGTCGCGGTGGAATAGACGTTTACGCATGACGGAAAGTTATTCAGCCGCAGTGCTAGCGTCTTGTGCGGTTGGTTGCGGAGGGCTTCCCGGCAATAGGTCAGGCACGAGGCCAAGCGCATCGAGCGCCTCTTCTTCGCGCTGGCATTCGGCCCACACGTCGTCAGGATCTCCACCCATTTGACGGATGATCTCGGAGCGGCTGACAAGTTTTTGACCGATGGCGATGGCATTGGCTTCGACCTCGGTTTTCGGGTCGATCCAGCTCCAGCGCCGTCCGGTGAATGCGGCCTGCTTGTACTTGTCGAGCTTGATGAACGGCAGCGCACCAGAGCCACCGGCTTTCGTTGGCACGCGGATTTTCTCCATCAGGAGCGCCATTTGTAGCCACTCAGGATAGAGCTGTTCGCACCATGCGGAAATGAAAAACTGTTGCAGCCCCTTCCAGACTTCGCGCTCGTCGAGTGCGCCCTGTCGGATGCTGGAAAAGTTCACGCTTGTGAGGTCACCAGCGAGGTTGTTGTAGCTCACGCCAAGGCCTACGGCGATGGAGCGCAGGCAGGAGCGAGTGAATGCTTCAATCGACTGCTCTGGAAACTGAGGATTCCACTGTTGAAACTCTCGGCTGCCGATGTTCTCAAAGACGCCCGGCTCGGCATCCATTGGCAAGTCGTCGGTGTCGTCAGGATCTGCGTCAGTGTCTTTGAAGAAGCCCATCTTCGACGCGCCGATTCGGGCATTGATGATTGCAGCGTCCTCAAACGCGGCCAGGTTCCGCATACGAAAAAGTGCCGTCCGAGTCCACGGAAGGCCACGTTTCTGACCGATGCACTCCACGACAAAAACGTGAATGACATCCTCTGCGGCAATGCGCTGATATTTCTTGCCGGTGCCGAGCACATAGCCGACTTGGCGCTCGTCCCAGTCGCGGAACCAGTAGGCCACAGGCTGTTCATCGGAGTTAAACTCGATGCCGTGCTTGACGCGGTTGCCGTTGTTCAGCGTCTCGAAGTGGGTGGGGTCAAGTCCGACCGGATCAACGAGCTGAATTGCGATGCCATGCGGCAGGTTCTTCGACCGGCGCTTGATTGCAAAGCATTCGCCGTCACGCGCCACAGTGGTCACGACTAGGCGCTCCACATCGGGACGGCTCATGCTGCGGGTGATCTCATAAACGCCGCGCTTGCTGAATTCATGCCACGCGTTTTCGATGGCATCGCTTGCGATTGAGTCAGCTTTGCCTGAGGGGTCTTTTACCTGCGATTGCAGATTAAAGCCATTCGGACCGGCGATGTTGTCGCGGCAGAGTTGGAGGAATTTACGAGCATGGTCAGACTTCTCGGCTTGGTCGCGTGAGCGAGCCACGAGGCTGTTCCAGTGCTGGTAGATGTAAGCGTCAACGGTGGTCGGTGTGACGGCCCACGAGGCGGTCAGGCGGTTGTTGCTGGCTGCGTCCGCAAAATGGCGTTCGCCGACGTTCATGGCGCCAGACTTCGGCTTGATGATGTGCCCTGCCAAACGCCGAGCTGGTTTGTGCTCGGCTTGCTTGCGGAAAAGAGATGAAAATAGGCCCATGATCTCAGAATCGAACGGCGATTCGCGGCCCGAGGCCTGCGATGCCTTTGTTTTTGCGTTCTTCGCGCTGCACTTCGGCGGCAAAATGACTGCGAATCTGCAATAGCTCGGCCACGCTGTATCGTTCCAGTTCGCGATTGTTGATCTTGTAGCGGCGCACGCCTTCGACTGCCTGACCGGCGAGCATTGCGTCGATGGCTTCGAGCGATTTCCGAGCTTGGCTGCGGATGTCACCGGCTGCCAGGGCGGCGCGGATCGTGAACGAGTGCCGAGTAACGATGCGCTTCACGTTGCCCGTGAAGGTCGCCCAGACTTCGGCGGCATACTCGCCAGCGTTCAGGCTTGCAGTGTCGAGGTTGACCGTCCACTCGTTGCCGCTGGCGGTCATCGAAGCCGTGCCAGTCTTCGGGCCGCCATAGCGCAGTTCGACCGCCGTCGCATCGGCGACAGTTTCGATGATGGTCAAAGTCTCGCCTTTTGTTAGAGTCGCCATGATTGCACGAATGATGAGCGGCGACGAGGCTTTGACGGCCTTTCGCGCTGTGGTTCAGTTTGTGGCCCTGCCTCCGGTGCGTCTTGTGCGGTTGGTTCCGTATCGACGGCAGGCTCAACGGGCTTCGGTTTCTCGATCTGCATCGGTTGCGTTTTCTTTTTCATGCGGAAGGCCAGTTTTTCGAACTGCGGTGGCTGCATCACGAGCGCCGCGAATGCATAGACGCGGCAGTCGAGCGCCTCGTTTCGCACGCCGTTGGACTTCTGCCACTCACGCACGGCAAAGCCTTTGACATATCGGGTCATCAGCTTCTCGGCCACGAGCTGCCGGAACCATTCGGCTTCACGGCTGGCAGGGAAATGACAATATCCAGCGCCAGGAGAGTCGAGCTTCAGCCGGTTCCTCAGAGTCATCTTCGCGTTATCGACTCCAACGATGAACACGTCCACCGGCCTTTTGACCTTGCCGGAGCGGCGGCGATTCGGTGCCCCGATGACCGGCAGGCCAGCGCCACCTCGGCCCTTGATGGCAAACACGCCGGAGAACTTGTGCCGCTTGGCGTAGCCATAGACAGCCTGCGTATTGTGCCCGCCTGAGTCAATACAGGTGCGCGTGATACCGATCTCGACGCCCTGCTCATGCCGCCAGAGTTTCCGCAGGTAGCCGGTCAGCTCACTCCATGGTGAGCCTGCCTGTTCCTCCGGCAGGTCTGGGTCGCCGTAGATGATCTGATAGTCAATCGACCAGCTCTGTTCACCGGCACCCCATGCCACAACCTCGATCTCGAGGCGGTCCGGCTGCACGTCCACGCCAGCGGTTAGGATCAGCCCCTGCCGTGGCACGTCGTGAGCGTCCTGCTCAAAGCGCGGCCTGTTCATCAGGTCTTCGACCGTGATATCTTCGCCGCCACCATCCCAAGTCTCGCCGAGGATGGTGTTCACAAAGACCTTCATTTGCTCGGGGTCTTTCTTCGCTTCGAGGAACGCCTTCACGCGGTCGGCAATCGGTCTCCACGGTGAATAGCCTGCCCAGATATGGAAGCCTGCGGTGCCCCTGAATGGCGCGTGCGCTTGCCAGTTCCCACGGCGCACGGCTGCGTTCTTCTGCGCGTCGGTATAATAGCCGTCGCAGTGCGGGCATATCCACAGCGCTTTCTTTGGGTCGTTCTTTGCCGGTGAGTCCGGCCCCCATCTCACATTCGACCATTGCAGCGTGTGAGCTTCTCCACAGTGCGGGCATGGGATGTAGTAGTAGCGCTGGTCGGAAAGCTGGAATTCTTGCTCGGTGCGGCTTTGATCCTTCCAGACGGGTGTGCCGCCCAGAAGAATCTTTCGATTCCAGAACGTCTCTGTTCGGCGCTCGGCCAGCAAGAGCGGGTCGCCTTCCTTGCCGGAGCTGGCAGGGTAGCGGTCGACCTCATCCGCCAGCACAACACGAATCGGACGGCTGGCGAGCTTCGACGGTGCATTGACGCCAACAATGGCAAGGTGCCCGCCCCTGAACATCTTGTGCAGCTTTTTGGACTTGGTCGATCTGACTTTGTTCTGGATCTTCGCGGCAATGGCAGGCGTGTCGCGGACCATCGGCGAGAATCGGTCCTCGCTCCATGCCTCGGCCATGTCCTCAGTCGGCTGGAGCATCAGCATCGGGCACGGATCGTAGTCGATGTAATAGCCGATTGTGTTGTTGAGGATCTCGGTCCAGCCGATCTGCGACGACTTCATGCAGACCACTTTCTCAATCAACGGATCTGAAAGCGCGTCCATGATGCCGCGCTGAAACTCAGAGCGGCTGGTTTTCCACTTGCCAGGCTCGGCGCTGGCTTCGCTCGACAGGATGCGCTTGGCGTCAGCCCACTGCGAAACCGTCCACTTCGGTGGAGGTTCCCACTGGCGCGAGATGTCTTTGAAGAGGCTGGCAAGTGCAGGCGTCATTCAGTGGCTTCATCGTCGTCCTCTGGTTCGATCTCCTGCGGTTCATCGCTTTGAGTGGCGACGTATTGCTTTGTGACGCTCTCAGGCGAGTAGTCCGCCAGCTCTTTCAAGGCTTCGTTGACGCCGTGCTGAATGGCTTCTTTCCGCTCCTGAATTGTCATGCCTTCGAGCTGAGAGGCTAGCGTGGTCGGCAGGCTGAGCAGCTTGGCGCGTGCGTTGCCAATCATGTCAGCCCAGACGGCGGCGACAGCTTCGGCATCGTGAGCGGTGCCTTTTTTGAGGTCCGCATCAAGCTCGGCAATATCGGCTTTGGCTTTTGTAAGGCGTGCACGGTGGGCTTCATAGTCCCCGGGGTTGTCAGCTTCTCCGGCGCTGCTCCACTGGTTCACCTTTCGCTCTTGCAGATACTTGATGTAATTTCGGATTGATTGCCACAGGTCATACTTGCCACGAGCCACGCGGATGACCACGCCGTCGGCCACGAGTTGGTGAATGCGGACTGCAGTGAGGTTGAAAAGTTTGGCAAGCGTGCCGACTTCGACGCTCGGGCTTTCGGCAGGTCGGCTCATTTTTTGTGGCTAGAGTCGAGGATTTTCGGCACGGCATTGTTCCATTTGATTTTGTGATGCAGTCGTTTCATGGATGCCGTTACTGTAGCCACTGCAAACGATGGGCAGGTCATCACCGTATAGAATGATTTGACGTAGGTGCCTCCAGCCAGATAGGCCTCGGACATGCCGCCAGTGGTTGCTTGAGTCTGGGCCTGTTGCAGGTAAACCTCGGGCATTGTAAAAAACAGCCGACCACGATGACCGAGCGAAAGGTATGTGTTCACATCCTCATTTAGGCGGCTAAAAAACCAAAACCGGCGCGAAGTCTTGCAGAAAAACGAGTTCATGGCTTTTCTGTTTTTCCACGGAAATGACTGCCTTCGCCATTGTGTCGATTTTTCGCCTCCGATCATGTCACCTGTTTGCATCATGCAAACAGAATCAATGCGTTCATCATAATCGAGAAAGTGGCGCATGATTTCAAAAACAGGATCGAGCTTCTTGATTTTGCGCCTCAGGAAATTTCCATCAGTGCCAAAAGTGAACCGGAAATCTGTGTAATCGTCATCCAGGACAAGGAAATACTCAAAGCCAAGCTGAGCTGCAAAGTCAAAGCAGGAGTTTCGTGCGTGAGTTGTCGTGCGTCGATTCTGGAAGTTGTCGCAGTTGTCAACGAGCGAGGAATAATGCAGCTTGTCAAAAACGAGCACCATCTCAGCGCCAAAGTTTGCCCGATACTGCTCGACAGTTTTGTCCTCATTATCGCAGACGATGAACAGCGGCCCTGTGTAGCCGCAGCGCTTGAGAGTTTTAAGCGTGACAACTTTATCAGGTCGCCCGTGGCTAATGATGAACGTGCAGAAATTATTCATCAGCGTTGGTGTCTTCATCTGGTTCCTCGGCTCCAAGAGCGCCAGCAATCTCATCCTTCAGCTTCACATATCCGAGCTGCATCGCTTTCTTGAAGTCGATGATGATCAACGCGGAGTTTTCCATCAACTCCTGAGTTTTCTTGTCTGCGTGACAATAAAACTCGGCAATTTTCTCAAAGTTGAAAATCGTGTGACGTGCCGCGGCGGCTTTCAGGAATGCCGCCACTTCATCCGGCAGTTGAGCTTTGTTGATCTGATTCAGCAACTCATCGGCTCGTGACCGGTCAAGCAGTTCACTGACTGGCGGCTTTTCTCCTTTCGGCTCATAAACCGGCGCATCAACCTTGTGAGTGTAGTTGTCAGACAGCCCGTCAGTTTTAGGCTCATCAGGATTAAGTGCTGCCTCGATTGATTCGGCATCAAAACCCATGATCCCAAGGTCAAAACCGACCTCTCGCAATGATGAAAGCTCAACGGCTAAAAGCTCCTCGTCCCAGCCAGCGTTCAGCGCCAGTT